TATTTCTATCCGACGGGTTCTTGCATCCTGTCCAATCAAAAACGTTGTTTCTGATTTTTGCAGTCCTGCCAGTTTTGTTTTAATATCATAGGTTGCTGCAATTGTTCCGGCCTTACTGGGCTTAAATTTAATATTGATTGTCATTCCTCTGGCCGCTTCCGGATCCATATTGGGGTCCATGATGTTCTGGCCTATCTGCGCCAGAGCCACCCGGAACATGCCGGCCAGTTCACCGTTTCCGATGTTGTCAAATGTGATTGCCATGCTTGCCTCCTTTCTGAAGCTTTATGAAAAGAAACTGGCTGTTACATCATTTTCTGACGCCGTTTCCTGCTCCTGATACTTTCCTATGGCTGGTTCTTCCATTCTTGTATTCTCAGTCGTGGTATCCACAAAATCTCCTTCGTTTTCCACATAATCCTTCGTTCCATCTTCATGTATGACTGTCATATCCGCATCATATGCCTGCTGCATTTCAATGCTCATAATTCCCCATCGTCCAATCAACTGGCGAAGCATGGTTTTAAGCGCCATATCATCAAAACTCTTGAACCAGAACGACGAATATTTCCACAGTTCTTTTTCCGGAATTTCTCCATGCTCCAATTTATCAAGGGAATCCATCCCGCCATTCATTGAAAATGCCGGAGAGTATTTTTCGGCGTGTGCTGCCATTTTCTTTTTTGACCAGTACATTACCTTACGAAATCCGTTTGTATATTCGAACATGGCATAATAACCAGCCGTTGGAGTTGCCTCCCGCTCGACGTCATCCTCCATCAACTGGACAGAAATTTCCTCGTTAAGCGGATCCCAATTAATTAACTCCCCTTCCTTAATTGCAATCGCATTCAGTTTCTTATAATTTCCCGACCGTTCAGCTAACTGAATATAGCCCTTATAGCCAAGCTGAAACTGTGCCTCCGTGATCTCTGGGGAAATCAGTTCCCCATTCCGGCCGTACTTTGCCCTTTTCTTATACGGAACCATATAAAACTGCCCCAACTGCGGAGATGGAGAAAGCTTCAATGCCTCCCCCTGTAGCGCTGCGGACAAAAGAGAGGGATTTGTACATTCTTGAAGTGCCGGATTTATCTGTACTGCGGCTACAATACTGGAAATGAACCGGGTTCCGGCCTGCCCTCCAAGAAGCTTATTAATTTGCTGTTTTGCTGCGTTCTGGGTCAGATAAACTCCAAATTCCATTTTTCTGGCTGGTTGTTTCGCCAGGCTGTTCTGTACTGCCATTGTTTTATCCTCCTCTTACTGCTTTGGTACCGGCTCGAACCGGATGCCGTTGGTTTTTAGATACTGTTTTAATCCTGCCAACTGAATAGAAGTTGCATATACACGAAAATCCAGAACATAAATCGACTCTTCCACTATTTCAACCGCCGGTACAGGAACTGCAGTTTGCTGACTCTCCGGCTCTGCGGTTTTCTCTTCCTGTTTCTTCCCTGCTGCCATTACGGCCTGGGCCTCTGCCTTTCTTCTGGCCTCCTGTTCCGCCTTGGCCTTTGCGCGTTCCGCCTCATATTCTTTTCGCTTCTGCTCGGCTGCCTCCAGGCGGTTCCGCTCTGCAATCGCGTGACCAATATCATATGTGCGCAAAAAGACTTCTTTCATGTCCCCCGCATAGGGGCTGTCCACCTCGTTCAGAATGGCCAGTCCCTCATCCACCTTCTGAATCATCTCCAGAATATCCTCCTTTACGGACTTCATGGTCGTGGATGCGTTTGCGTACTCCGGTTTGAAAACCCTTTCGAAAGGAAGATATTTTTCTATGTCATGGATATTGTCATCATAAAATTCCCGTATCTTCGCTGTCTTTTCTTCCCGCTGGCGACGCTCATAATCTTTCACCTGGGTGTCAATGTTGTCGATGGCCCGCTGGACAATGGCCACCAGTTCCTTCTCTTCCTTTTCAAACTGCTCATAAGGCACCATGACCTTTTTCTTAAGTTCTTTGCGCTTCGCCTCCATCGCGTCCACAAACTTGTTCAGTTTGGCGCGGTCCGCCTTGGCTGCCTTGATGGCATCATCCGTGTATACCGACACTGCATACTCCTCAGAGGCCACAGTGATTTCATTTTTCAGTTCCTCAAAATTCCACTCTATTTTCTGTATAAATCCGTCATCCTGCGGATTATATATTCTAAGTTCCATATCTTCTTCCTATATCGCAGGGAGAATCAGATCTGGCCGGCGTCCTGAAACTACACAGTCCCAAAACCGCTTTTCAGCGTCCACCAAAAACCGGATGTCCTCCCAGGCGTCCTTTCGATTAATAAAATAATGTTTTGTAGTGATTCGCAGTTCACCGCCCCACTCGCTTTTTAGCTGGGCTTTTAAAACTGCAAAATCATAATCAGTCACTGCCAGATAGTGCAGTACCTGGCAATAATAATTGTCCGGGAGCCGATCCCTCCACTTCTCTTTCTGCAGGCTCTGCAAGATGTTAGTGGTCTTGATTTCCAACACACCGTGGCGGCCTTCCCCGTCAATCAGTTCCCCGTCCAGTGACGCATGCATCCACGGATAGTCCGAGTTTAAAAACATGTTGTTTTCCTCATAAAGCACCTGGTACTGTGGAAAATCAAGAGAAAAGAGGCCGCGCAGATACTCCTCTGCTTTAGTCCCATACTGGACATAGTCACGCTCCGAGATATCCTCCGGGATAATTAACCCCTTCTTCTCTTCCCATAACTGCACATTGTCCTTATAAGGGTTCATGCCGACACAGGCGCTGGCATCGGAACCACCGATGTGATTTTTTCTGGCCTGTAGCCATTCCTCACGGCTATTGAATCTGTACTTTCTGACCGGCATTCCGTTTCCTCCTTGCAATCGCATAACTCACCCGGATCCAGATGCGAACCACAGCGTGGACATACATTGTAATAACTCATCCTTGCATCCTCCTGTTTTCTCTGTTATAATCAAGTACGAATATTTTTTAAGTTCCTGAGCCTGTCCGGTTGCCGCCGGTGGGCTCTATTTCTCCTTTAATTGCCTCTAGCAGCCTCAAAACCTCTCCGCTTGTGTACAACAAGTTTTCTTCTGCCCGCATCCATCCGATTGCAAAGCTCAAGCGGATCTCCTCTGGTTTCCGATTCGATAACTCTGTCAGCAGCATCTCTTTTGTGGTAGTTCTAAGCATCCTTGTCCCTCCTCCCTACATCCATCCGGCCGCCCGCAGGAACACCCCGGCCGCAATAATCCATCCGTATGTCATCCACACCATCATGCTGGTCATCCGCTCTACCTGCTTGTTTGCTTCTGCCTCTCTGGCCTGGCGGACAGCCGCGGGGCCATCGTTATAATGTTTGTGCATTGGTATCACCTCCCTCAATAGGATACTTTTCAATGAAGCGTTCCAAGTCACTTCCCCGTATCTTCTTCTGTCCCAGCAGCAGACATGGGAGTTTCCTACTTTTGATTAGTTTGTATACCATGCTGGAATTAACCTTAAGGACGCCCGCCGCCTCCTTCACCGTGTACAGTGGTTTGTATGGCTCTACCATGTGGGGGCACCTCCTTCCTCTTCCCATTGACACGAACCCGATATAATGATATAGTCATAATATCGAACATGTGTTTTTTTCATTCCAGAAAATACTCGATTGGGACACCGAAGTAGTCCGCCAGGATTTTGAGCTTGTCCACCTTCGGCTTGCTTATACCACGTTTCCAATCAGATAATGATGACTGGGCAATTCCTGTCGCAAGTGAGACTTTGTAAGGAGTAAGATTTCTTTCTTTAAGCAGACTCTCAAATTTTTCGTACAAAAAAATACACCACCTTTCCTTTTAGTATTGTATTTACTACGGAAATGTGATATACTATGTTTACCAGACAAAGTAATAACATTTCCGTAGCATACAGAATTTAACTTCGCGTTTGTTCTGCATGCTCATACTATACTACAGTTATGCGACGTAGTCAATAGCATTTCGCATATCTTTAGTAAATTTTGCTTTTTTGTGAAAGGTGAACAAAATATGTATGAGATTTTTGCACAATTATTGGAGAAGTATAATGTAACTCCCTACAAAGTGTCTAAAGAGACTGGTGTAGCTCAGACTACACTTAGCGATTGGAAACGAGGGCGAAGCACCCCGAAATCAGATACTATGAAAAAAATTGCAGACTACTTTGGAGTATCTGTTGATTATTTGATGACAGGAAGCGATAAAAAACGAGAAGAACGCCCTAATCCTTTTGGCGACATAAAAGGTATATACCTTTCATATGCCAAAGAAGCTCAGGACAGCGGGATTGATCCGGATGATATTAGACTTGCGCTAGATACAATTAAAAGATTAAGAGGTGAGAAATGATTGGAATCAGAGAAAGAACTATTGTATAAAAAAATTTTACATATGAAGTGTTTCTTAGTATTTGCTCCATGCCAATATGGTATAAATATTGTCAGGCGCTGGGACTACGGAATAAAATTAGAAAGAATTCCTTTTAAAACCCGAGGGCTGCGCGGAATGAGTTATCCAGGAGCAAGACCTCAACCAGACATAATATTATTAAATAGTAAACGTTCAGAAATAGAACAAAACTTTGATTGTGGTCATGAAATGGTTCACCTTGCCATACATCGTAATCTGAACAAGAAAGTTTTTAACTGCTTTGACAGAAGCACGGCACCCAATCAAGATCCATTTTTAGAATGGCAAGCGAATGAGGGAGCAGCAGAATTTTTTGTTCCTTACAGATTTTTCATTCCACTTTTGAAAGAATGCGTTGGAAATAATCCGAAGCGCGGAGATATCAACGAGTTTAAACGTTATGCCGCCGAGTTGTGTTGTGTCCCCCCGGCGGTTATAAAATATCGAATCGAAAGTTTGAAATATGAAATTCTTCAATACTATAGTGGGGTGGATATCAATGATTTACAGCTTATCTCAAAAAGGCAACAAGAACGGATGGGACTATATATCAAGTCGCTAAACGAAATAGCCCATAATGATAATTTTGATATTTATAGTTACATAGAAATGAAAACCGCTCTGGCTGGAACCAGAACGGCTTTCACATAGATTTTCTCTTGCCGGATATGCCGGGAAGATATACTTTATCTCGCAAATAAATTATATCATCCTCGGAGCGTCCTGGCAAGGGGCGTATTTTTTATACTAATTTTAAAGTTGCAATATCGCAACTCGATAGAAAGGATGGATGATAAATGGGACAACTCAGAACAAGAAAACGTGGCTCCACTTGGCAATACAGCTTCGAGGCCGCTCCAGTCAATGGTAAACGCAAATCCGTCATGAAAGGCGGTTTTCGCACCAAGGACGATGCAATTAAGGCCGGCACCCAGGCTATGAGCGAATATAACAATTCTGGACAAACCTTCACACCAGCCGACATCAGTGTCGCCGATTATCTGGACTACTGGTTTGACAACTACTGTAAAATGAACCTTAAATATAACACCCAGCTTGGATATATTCAGATTATAGAAAATCATCTCAAACCCCAGTTTGGCTCCTACCGTTTGCGCTCCCTTGCCACCGCGTCCATACAGGAATATGTCAACCGGCTCAAAGTTCAAGGTCTGGCCAGGGCATCCGTGACAGGTATACTATCCGTGCTGTCAGCTGCGTATGAATATGCGATAGAACCTTTGTCATTCGTCCGCGAAAACCCCTGTCAACGCGTCAGGATGCCAAAATTCGAGCGTAAACCAAAGGTGCGTTATATAATCTCTCCGGATGATTTCAAACGCATCTTGGAGCGTTTTCCGGAAGATAATATTTTTCATCTCCCCCTTTTAATAGGCTATTACACAGGTCTGCGCATCAGTGAGACTTTCGGGCTTACCTGGGATGATATCGACCTGGAAAATCGCACTCTTACAGTCAATAAGGCTGTCCTAAAACGAAACTATGGTGTGGATGTCCGGAAAGTCCTGGAGCAAAAGGGAAAGAAGGAAGAAAAATCTGCTTGGTATTTTGGAACCACTAAAACAGAGAGTTCCAACCGGACAATCAAGTTCGGGGATACCCTCTATGCCGCCCTAAAACATGCCCGTGCTTATCAAAAGAAAAACCGGCTCCTGTATGGGGAATATTACATGGAGCACTACCTTAAACCTGAAGCAGACGAAAAAGGCAACACTATTCACCGAATTATCCCTGCAGAACGCTGCGTTGAGTGTGCTCTTAAGCACGCCCCCATGATATGTGTTCGCGAAAATGGTGAGTATGTCAGCACGGACTCTTTCAAATATTGCAGTCGCGTTATTCACAATGAGCTGAAAATAGCATTTGACTACCATTCGCTCCGCCATACCCACGCCACACTTCTAATGGAAAATGGAGCCGACATAAAAGATGTACAGACCCGCTTAGGTCATTCAGACATCAGCACCACATTACAGATTTACACCCACGCAACTGACAACATGGCAACAAGAAGCGTCGAAATATTTGAAAAGGTGGCATCCCTTTGACAACATCTCATAAAACCGTTGTCAAAAGGTTGTCACTATCTACATTTTCACATGATATGAACCTTATAAATCCTTATTTCATACGGATTAATGATGTTATTGTTTCCACATTCGCCGTTTGTCGTAAGAGAAAAACAAGGAGTGTCATACAGTATTATAACGCAACTTATCGTTATTTGAAATAAGGGATTTTAAAGAGACAGAAAAACCAGATATATTATAGCGCAACCAGAAATATCATAGAAAAACTTGTACAGTGTAGGCAAATGGTAGGCATTGACTACCAACAAAATATAAAGGCGGCCGGAACACTCCTGGCCGCCCTATTTAACTTTTCATTAGCCCATTCATAAAAGCCTTCACCAATTCCCTTTTCTGGGCAGACATAGCGTCAAACATACACAAAATGTCTTCTTGTTCTTCTGTCAAATCAAGGTGCTTTTTAGAATTAAAAAACTGGGCCATTGTGATTCCAAAGGCATCACAAATCTTTGCCACTGTGATAAATGTCGGTTGATTAGTCCGACTGAACATATTTGATATGGTAGATTGTGATATGCCTGATCTCTTTGCCAGTACATAATGCGACCAGCCCTCTTTATCGCATAATTCTTCAATTCTCTCCAGCACATAACCTTCATCCATCATTTTTACTTCCCAACTCTGTAATATTTTATACTACCATTGTAACCTATCCAAAAATCTAAAATAGATTTTATATCATATAGTATTTACTTTATAATTACGTTATAATACTACTACAAAGAATTACCATATAATTCCAGCACCATCACTGTACCAAAGTAGTATGATAAAGTTAAAGGGGAGGGGGATTGACATGAAAAAATGGAACCGATTTAAGCTTGATATCCTATATTACCTGTCTGCTATCGACCTTGCGTTAACTGGCTTTGCATTTACTGTCAGGTATGTTGTAAAGCATCGAAGGTTTCCCGAGAAAACGCAAAAATACAGCAGGGAGGAAATACTGGAAGAGCTTAAGAAAATTGCTAAAGAGCAAAAAGAAAAAGAGGCCCCGGTTGAGGGTCCGGGGCCTAGAGAGTAGGATATGTGGGGCGAGGCCAATGGAGAGCATGTCTCCCAGCGTCGCCCATTTTTAATGATAGCGTAGGCTTGTTTTTGCCCCTATACCCAATAAACGGATAAGGGTATAGTTTTGTGACCACTACCCAGCCAGCATCTTCGTTGCGTTGGTCTGTACAAAAGCTTTTATCTGGTCATATCCCCATCCGCAGCTTATCAGGCTACTGACCAGCATCTCCATAGATTCAATCTGCTTAAGTTCATCTGCTGTCACATATTCCCTAATGCTTTCCTTGCCCTTAACACCGTACTGTGTCTGGAGTTCTTTCATGGTTTTTCCGAAGATAGTCTTGTAAATAAGCTTTGTATAATTGGGATAGGCGAATTTCTTATGCGGGCTGTCGGCTACTTTCATTTTGATGGTGTCAGTCAGAATATGACGGACGATAACACCTTTATCTCTCTCGATTTGCCACTGCTGCCGTTCCGTGTAAATTCTTTTAAGTTCGGCCTCCATAGTGTTGAAAGCTTTAATATAATCCAGTTTCCACCTCAACGCCTTTTCACCTGTAAAACCCATTGCAAGCAGAGAAAAGCCATCCCTGTTCATATTATACATTCTGTATTCATGATTATTCCCAGCCTTATATGTAGATAAGGTAAACATTTCTGCGACTGTCGAATTTTCGACCGTCAGTTTATCGATGGCCTCGAGTATGTGTTGATGGTTCTTCTCGAACTTTTCTGCAACCTTCAAACTCGTTGTAATCAATTTTTCTTCGTATCTCTTCCCTGTGATTTCTACTAACATAAAATTCATCCTTTCTCTGATTTTATTTTGCTGTTACATTACTCTTTTCTTTATTCTTTTTCTCCCACCACACAAAAAAAAGTGGCCAGGATGCCCCCAACCACTCAAAATATTTTAATTAATTTCCCATATCTCCAGACCGCCAAACCCTCCGGCCCGCTCGTGCCAGCAGGCCCCCTCCAATGGTCCGCCTGCAGTATCATCCAGATAATACCAGTCTCCCGGTTCATCCAAACCGATGACGCTACTGCCGTTCCAGCGCTGCCAGCCGGTCAGCATGTATCCGTCTTTCCCGAACAGATACCAATGATGGTTAATTAGCAGCCATTTATTAACTGCATAGGTGCCGTCTGCCTGTACATAACGGTACTTTCCTTTGCTGTCACGATTCCAGCCCACCACGGCCGTCTCAGAGGCTGTCAGAGCTACCTTAAACGCTTCCCATGTGTGCTTCGTGTGGTTGTAGACATACGGGTTCGGACATATTTTTCCCGTCACGTCGTAATGTCGGATCACATGGTCGGCTGGTATATGATATTTATCCATCAGCTCCCTGGTCAGGGCGATGGCGGATTGCACGGTTGCATCCTCAAAGTACCAGTCCCGGCTCGTATCAGCCTGGCTTCCTTTGTTTCTGACACACAGCTCGATTCCGATACTGTTGGCGTTGCGGCACTCCGGATGCTTGTAGGACTTCGCGCCGCAGTGCCAGGCAATGTTCTTGTCCTCCACCGACTGCCAAACCTCTCCGTCAAATCCCACAAAGTAATGGGCACTGGCACCGATGCGGCCGCTGGCATAGTATCTACAGTTGGCCTCTGCCCCGCCGGTGGCGCCGACATAGTGGATTACGATGTACTTAATACGACTGATATCACCGCTGTTATAGTTATAAGGTGTTAATAATTTATGTATCTGCATACTTGCCTCCTCACCAAAAAAAAGAAAAGGCCCAGGATGTCCCAGGCCCTATGTACTGCTGTTGCGACGTCGCAACGCCGGCGTCACCCTGCCGGCCGGAAGATAGACGGATCACCTCCCTCTATGCGTGCTTGTCTACCTTTAACTGCTTGTACATCTGATTAATACCAGTAGCCGCAAGTCCTGATACAGCGCCTACCGCTGCCGCGTTGATGATATCTGTTGCCGGGTAATCGGGCATCGTATACATGCCTACAACACCCAGAGCGGCCCCAATTACGCCGCAAATCACCGGAAGCCACTTGTTGTCTACCGATGTCGCCTTGACGGCCATAGCGGCCAGATAACACAGTGCTGTGATTCCTGCCACACTTGCAATTCCAAAATCCATACCTTATACCTCTCTTTCTTTTTCTAAATCTGTGATACGGTGGTTTGCAACCTTAATCTGCTCCTGGATGACCGCCTGGGCCTCCTCCAGTTTGTATGTCCGCTCTATCACCGTATTATGCTTATCTACCTTTTTTTCCAGTTGTTCCAGCCGATAATTGGTCAACTTCGCCGACGTTATGACACCGGCAAAAGCGCCGATGCCACTTCCGACCAGCGTAATTAGTGCAATTATTATCTCTGTTGGCATCTCCCCCTCCTATTCTGTCGGGTGGTCTTCCAGCCACTTCTCGGTCTGCGCCCGCCACAAAGGTGGCACATCCTCCAACTTCCGCTCTCTGGCCTGAATCTTAATCCCGTAAAATCTAGCCATCACAGTGTGCCTCCTTCCATCTGCGCCGCCAGGGTACTTGTTACCGCTCCCAGGTCCTCAAGTGCCCCGTCCTGCACCTGCTGCCCCAGCTCCAAAGCGTCCAAACGCCGTTCCTCCGTCGTTTTCTCGCGCAGGCTATAAGTTGTAAGTACCATACCGTCGGGGGCCACCACAGACGTTTCAGATGCAAGTACAAGGTCGGTATAGGTTCCGACCGTCAGCCCGGCTCCGTTTTTAATCTGTACTTGTGACAGGTTGTCCGGAGTAAGCAACTCCCAGGTGGCAAGCATCGCCGCACGGTCAGCGGACAGCACCTGTAATGCTCCCAGGCTGGCTCCGGCCTCAAGTTCAATTTCGGCTCCATTTTTTAAAATCAGTTTGTCTTTGTTCATCTTCTTTCCTTCTTTCTTTTATTTTTTGTATATATAAAAAGAGTCCTAAAGGACTCTTGATATTTCTGGTTAAATGGCGAGGCTATTAAATGCATGTTTGGAATATCAGACCGAGATTTAAATAATGCCACACACCCGGGGATATATTTAGTAGACTTTGGTGCTTCCAGTGTAAAAAACGGACCAGATACAGGAGAATACTTTACGGGAGCGTTATTTATTATTAGCTCTGGCAACTTTCTAATTCAGTTGTTTTTTGATGGCAACCAATATTTTCGCAAAAGATTTTATAATTCCTGGACTGCTTGGATTAAAACCACTCGTGATTTGTAATCATTAAATGGCGAGATGGTCAACGGCAAACTAAAAGGATATATAGAAGTCGGAAACGAAGATGATATTATCGAAATATTACAAACATTGTTCAACGGATATGGATTCAGTTATATAACTATTTCAAATCCAAGTAAAAATGTTCCGTCCGGCTTTAGCTATTCGAGTGGTTTTGTTGTTCATAGATGGGATACTTTATCCGTAATTTTATTGTCATACAGTATTTCCAAAATAGCAATAAATTCTTGTATAAAAAAAAATAATGCATATACGTGGACAGGATGGAAAATATTCACCGGAAACTCCTGATATAAAACTTTTCCGGT